GAGAACAACTTCAAAAAGATCCTAGAATTCGTCTGTCTACGATTCATGGTGTGAAAGGAGGAGAAAGTGAAAAAGTTGTTCTCCTAACAGATTTAACACAAAATACAATGGGAAATTTGGATAGAAATGCTGATGATGAAAATAGATTATATTATGTCGGTGCAACACGAACAAAAGAAAATTTACATATTATAGAACCAAAGCGCGCTGAAAAAGCATTTATAATATGAAGCCATACGACAAACAAATCGGCGGATCACACTATCAGAATTTTAAAATTCAGCCAAGTAAATTTGTAATTGAAAATGAGTTGCTTTATCCAGAAGGGTGCGTTATAAAATATATCTTGAGACACAGACTGAAAGGAAAAAAACAAGATTTGGAAAAAGCAAAACATTTTATAGATATGATTATTGAACGTGATTATCCAGAAAAAAAAGATTTCTTAGAAGAAGCTGAAAAAGAGAAAAAAGAATTAGAAGAATCTTATAAAGAATCAAGAAGACAAACGAAAGAACGGAAATCCAAAGAATGGGTTAAAGGCTATAACAAATGGAAGAAAAATAATGTGTGAAGTTCCACAACTAACTGATCTAGATTTAACAGGTATAGATACCGTTGCAATTGACTTAGAAACATATGATCCTAATTTAAAAACAAAAGGGTTAGGAGCGGTTAGAAAAGATGGTTTTGTTTGTGGCATAGCTATAGCTACAAAGAAACAAACTTTATATTTTCCTATTGCACATATCATGACAGATAATTTAAACACACCTAAAACGTGGAAGTTTTTGAATGAAAAAGTGTTTAAAAACAAGGGTTTACGCAAAGTTTTTCATAATGCCATGTACGACGTTTGTTGGATTAGAGCCGCGACTGGAGAGATGCCACAAGGACCATTACTCGACACAATGATTGCAGCTTCTGTAATTGACGAAACACGAATGAAATATTCTTTGGATTCACTCAGTAAAGATTATCTCAATGAAAAAAAATACAAATATGATTTGACAGCTAAAGTTTTAGAATGGTCTGATGGAATGATAAAAGATCCAATGACAAGCATGCACAAACTTCCTTACCACTTAGTAAAAGATTATGCAGAACAAGATGTAAACTTAACTTTAAAACTTTGGGAATTATTTGACACAAAATATTTGGACGAAATATTATATAAGAAATACGACAAAAATAACAACCTCGTCGAAGAAAAAACGTGTAGAAAAATATTTCAATTAGAAACTAAATTATTTCCTTGTCTTGTTGACATGAAATTTAAAGGAGTTAAAATAGATGTCGAAAAAGCGAAGACGTTTGGAAAACTTCTAGAGAAACGTAGAGATAATTTACTTAAAATTATTAAAAAACATACGAACATTGATATAGAGATATGGGCAGCGTCTTCTATTAAAAAATTATTAGATCAACAAAAAATTACAGATTATAACAAAACACCTAAGTCTGGATTACCACAGCTCCCAAAAGATTATCTCAAGACTCATAAGAATCGTTTCTTACGGATGATTGTAAAAGCACGAGAATGCGATAAAGCTAAAAATACTTTTATCGAAGGTTTATTAGAATTTGTATATAAAGGTAGAATACATGCCGATATAAACCAGATTCGATCGGACCAAGGGGGAACGGTTACTGGAAGATTTTCTATGGCTAATCCTAATCTACAACAGATTCCAGCGAAAGGTATGATTGGTAAAAAGATGAGGGAATTATTTATTCCTGAGGAGGGGTGTGTATGGGGATCATTTGATTACTCCCAACAAGAACCCCGGCTAGTTGTTCATTACGCGTTGAAAACTTATATATATTCGGACGATGAAAAAGAAGTAGCATTAAATTTAATAAAAAGTTTAGAAACACTTGAAGAAGCTTATAAAGAAAAAGATGTAGACTTTCATCAGATCGTAGCGGACATGGCTAAAATACCACGGATCACGGCCAAGACCATTAACCTAGGGCTCTTCTATGGTATGGGAAAAATAAAATTACAAAAAGAATTAAAACTAGATAGAGATAAAGCTACTAAATTATTTAATACGTATCATAACAATGCGCCATTTGTTCGAAGATTATCTCAAGATTTAATTGCGTTTGCAGAAAAACATAAATTACTATTTACACTGGAAGATAGATTCTGTAGGTTTAACAAGTGGGAAACACAAGATCGAAAATGGAATAATAAAATTAATAGATATGAGCCAGTACCTCTATTAACGAAGGAAGAAGCAAAAAAAGAATTTAAAGCAACAGCAGTTGATATATATAAAGAGGGTAAAATACCTAAAGATTACATGAAAAATTTTGATAAACATTACACACCAGCATTTACATACAAAGCTTTAAATAGACTCATTCAAGGTAGTGCAGCTGATATGACTAAAAAAGCAATGGTAAATTTATATGAAAAGGGAATTTTACCACGAATACAAATACATGATGAGTTGTGTCTTTCCATAAAAAATGATAAAGAGGCTGCAATTGTAAAGAAAACAATGGAAACCGCTATTCCTCTTATAATTAATAACAAAGTTAACTATAAAAAAGGGGAAAATTGGGGTACATTAAAATAAACAAGGAGAAAACTATGGACCATATAAAAAAAGTACTAACATGGGCTAAAGCTAATAAGCAGAAATCTGTTATTATAGTGATAGTCGTTATTGCAATAATCGCTTTAATTAAATAATTTATGCATGGCCTATCTCAATGCAAACATTCCTGTGATGTATTCACAGATCAGGAGAGAATATCTCTATGATCTTAAAGATCATCATGGAGAAGTTGAAGATTGCATTATTTTTGGGTTGGCTTCGATCACTGGCAGACCGATTTTGTTCCACGCGATTATGGAAAATGGTGCAGTCTTTTATAGACTTCCTATCTCCGCATTCGTTCAAAGAGGATTTGACATCAATAAGATTCCTAGGATGCGACTTGATGAGCTGGAGCTATGGAATTGCTTCAGTTATTATCCTAGCGTTACTTCTTTTGATATCCTAGACGGTCAATCAGGAAAATATATAGGCAAAGATAAAAAATGGCATCCAGGAGCTTATCTTTTTACAGTTGACTGGGCGCACCCAGAGAGTAATATAGTAGACACTGATCATTCAGAAATTCCGCACGAACATAAGTGCGCACACATTCTCGCACTAGAGGATGGAAATTATGCAGCACAACCTAATAATCGTATCCTTTGGGATATACCTTCGTTTACAGTAAAAGACGAAGTTCCAGATTGGAAAGTGCAAACTTCTGAATGGAATGTCGAAGATACGGGTAAATGGAAAACGGAAGATACCGATAGGTTCTTCTATGATATTGAGGAGAAGAAAAATGATTAAATGGATAAAATCTCTAATAGAAAAAATATTTGGTAAAGTTGGCAAAGAAAAGAACCAGTTATATTAGAGGATGAAGAAAAATATTTAGAAGAGGAAAAAGCCCGGGCTGACTGGGCGGAATCTTTTAAGGAGATAATTGAGCCTGAAAAAATTCAATGTAACACACACTCAAGATTTAAAAAGTCTTGTCCTATTTGTGTTGAGGCAGCCAAGTGACCAAGAAATGTAAAAATTGTAACTGTGATTGTCACTGTGATGGAGAGCTTCACGCAGATGTGTATGGAGTATGCACCTGTGATAATTGTAAATGTCGTGAAGTAAAAGATGAGCCAGAAGGTCTTGTTGTTGATGAGACTGGAGAATGTGAGTCATGTCAATAGGAGGTAAAGTGAATTATTATTTTACAGGAATATTAATTATATTATTAACACTGTTTGTCTTCTTTGTTAGACCAGCACATCCAGGATCAACTCAAACTAATACTTCTGGATCAAATACAGCAATCGAAGGTGGATACACTTCAGAATCAACAACTACATATCAGTCAGGATCCGAATCTACATCTACAACTACTAATACTACAAACTCAGACATCAAATCTTCACCACCATCAGCAGCAGCTCCATCATATAATTCAATGACACAGGATGTGTGCGCTGTTGGAATATCAGGCGGACTACAAACGTTTGGCTTTGGCGTCAGCGGTGGCAAGCATGTGATTGATAAAAATTGTGAAAGATTAAAACTAGCAAGAATATTAAATGATTTTGGTATGAAGGTAGCAGCAGTTGCTATTCTTTGTCAAGATGAGCGTGTTTTTGAATCCATGATACAAGCGGGAACTCCCTGCCCAATTTCTGGAAAAATTGGCAAAGATGCCCTAGCTTTATGGACTAAATATGATCATGAAAGACCTGACTATGATATCTATGTAAAACGTATGAAGGAGCGAGAGATAAAAGAAGAAGAAATAGCTAAGAAAGCAGCTTTAGCTGAAAAGAAAAGAATTGAAGAAGAAATTAAAATGACTGAAGAATTAGAAAAAATAGATAAAGAAACTGCCATAGAAGATCTTAAAAATTTAAAAAACGTTAGATAATGCCTAGACCTGTACTAAAATGGATAGTAAAATTAAGAATGTGGTATGCAGACCTAAGAGGTCATCACGGTAAAAAATGGGATTATGAACCTTCTGAAAATTATATGGGGAAGAAAAATAAATGGACAGATCCAAAATAAAAGGTTTATTAATACTTTTCTTCTCTTGCTATTTATTAGCTAGTTGTTTTGCATCTAGAGTAGGAGCAGAAGATCTAACCACAGGAAACCTATTACCTAATGCAGGAGATGGTGTGGACTGGGGATCAAGCTCTACAGAACAAATTAATCCTGGAAGTTCTGGTTAGGTATCTAATGGCGATGTTGTAAATGGATTTACAATTACTTGTCCTACTTCTCAATCCAACTGTGGATATAAATACAGCGTAGGGGGAGACTTTGAAGTTACAGGTACTGCAACAGTAACTGTTGACGATATAGCTTTAACTAATAGTTCTCGTACCCAGGACATGTTAGATAATGGAATTACTCTTAACAATTATATAGATATTGCAAACTGTGACAACGAAGCTGGAAACTGTGAAGGAGACAGCGGAGATACAGATTCTCATACGGTTACAATTAAATTAAAAAATTCAAGTGGTACGGTATTATCAACTACAACTCAAACAAGAACAAATATAGCAGGCTTTCAAGGAATTTGTAATGGATATCCTGGTAATTCTTCAGCAGGAGTATCTGCTGCCTGTGGTCAATATAATGACACAGTTGTTTATAATAATACAGTTTGCGTTCGCCA